CATTCCCCCCTTTATGTGGTGACGCCTCGCGCACGTGCCCTTGCCTTCCCTTGCGCTCGTCTCGGTCACTACTTACGCATTCCTACGTATACGTACCCTTACGTACGTACTACTACGTAGGGGGGGTGGGGGTTACAGGTGGGGGGGGTCAGGTAAATTGGGATTGATCAATCAACCTCTTTAAAAAAATTTACAAAGGGGTCTCATAAACCTGTGTTAGAGGACGGGAGAAACAGGTGAAAAGTTACACAGATTCTTTAATGGAGTTGTAAGATGTTGGTTAGGAAGCTTATAAGATTGAAGAATGTTCTTGATTAGTTTGTCTGTGTCTGGTGTTATAGGCCATGCCCAAGAAGAAGAAGGTGAGTGACTTGGCCCTGAGTGTGGCGGCGCAGGCTAACAATGTGGGCAACTACATTGAGCGGAGGGACCCTGTGTTGGCTACTCAGGCTTTGGAGCTTCTGGCTGAGGGGGAGTCTATTAACACGATTAGGGCTAAGACTGGGATGAAGTGGGAGACGATATGCCGGTTGAAGACGCGGCATAGGGCGGCTTTGGATGAGCGTAGGGCTATGTTGGCAGAGGATGCTCTGGACATAGCGGAGGGGCTTAGGCTGCTTCAGAAGGAGAAGATGCGGATGTTGGCTGAAGACCCTGAGCAGTTGGCGCGGACTAACATCCGGGACCTGACGCTGCCTTGGGGGATAGCTAATGACAAGTTCCTGTCAGCTATGGGGGAGAACAAGGTGGTGGTGGAGCATAAGGCCCAAGCCCCGAGTTTGGAGGATGCCATGAAGGCCATTGAGGAGGCTAGGGCTAAGCTGAAGGCCGGGTCTGTGGAGATTCTCGCTAAGCCTGTTAACAATGAAGCTACCCAATAAGAATAAGAAGCTGGCGTTTGAGTTTCAGAAGATCATTCTGAGCCGCGCCATTAACGCCATCTGCAAGGCTACGGACCTAAGCCGTGAGCAGGTGTTTGAGTGGCTGATTGATGGGGAGCGGTGGGATGGGGTGAAGTACAAGCTAGGTCCTACGGAAGTCGTTGAAAAGAAGGACTAGTATTTTAAACATGACATACGCGGAGTTCAAGAAGATGAGGGAGCCTCAGATTGAGGAGCAGGATGAGAAGATGGCAAAAGAACGCCATCGCTGGCTCTACCATTCCAAGATGAAGGTTGATTGGAGTTTGGCTTATGGCAAAATTTTAAAAAGACATCCAAGAGACCCCCATATTGATAGGCTATATTTTCTTCCGACATTCATCGCAATTTGGAATAAATTCCTAAACTCAGAAGCTCAGGTTTTTGGAGTTAGGATGATTGACCATACGTTTGTCATTGAAGTTAAGTTTTGGCGTTATAGGTTGAGCATCTGGGTTTGGACCCTGTACAAGTGAGTCTTAGCTGGGAAAGGCACGAAGTCCTAAAGCCGCCAACTGATGAGGAGTTGGCAGTGATGGCTGCTGAGGATGTCCTCAAGCTCCATGAGGTTTATCATTCGGCAATCGCGAATAGCAGACGTGATCCCTACAGGTATGGGTGGAAGCTTCCCCATTGGAGGGATGCCGAGGAGCTTCTAAGCACGCATTCTGAGCTTCTGGTAAGTGGGGGCAATCGCTCAGGCAAGACAAGCTGGGCGGCTCATGCCGTGGTTAAGGCAGCGGTGGAGAACCCCCAGTCCGTCATCATGTGCTTTGCCCAGAATGCGGATGTGTCCATCCGTCAGCAGCAGTCGGCTGTCTACGACGCCTTACCCGAGGAGTACAGGGTTAAGGTGCTGGGGACTGAGGAGAACGTGTCCTACACGCGGAAGAACGGCTTCAGTAAGTCCAGCCTGATCCTCCCCGGCAGTAAGTCCTCCATCATCTTCAAAACCTATGCGCAATATCTCAACAACGATACGATTCTTGAAGGTGCTGAGCTTGGTTGCCGTGATCCTAATTGGATCAACATTGGAGCTTGGTGTGACGAGTATCTTATTGGGCCAGAACTTCTGGCAACGCTCCGCTTCCGTTTGGCTACTCGTAATAGCAAACTGGTTGTTACTTTTACTCCTATTGATGGCTACACAGAGGTTGTTAGAGATTATGTCCAAGGGGCAGAAGTACTTCGCGCAAAGCAAGCTGAACTCCTTGGGGGACGCTCGGTGCCATATCTACAGCGTTCCAAAAACCGAGACGCGGGGATCATTTACTTCCACAGTAGGGACAACCCCTTCGGTGGTTACGACCGTATCTCCAAAGACCTTGCAGGAAGACCGGAAAATGAAATCCTTACACGTGCTTATGGCATTGCTACGAAATCGGTAAGTACGAAGTTCCCCAACTTCTCGCGGGAGGTTAATGTCCTGCCCCATGAGAAGCTAGATTTGAAGGGTAAGACCAAGTACATGATCTTGGACCCCGCTGGTCGCAAGAACTGGTTCATGGCTTGGGTGGCTATTGATGAGTCCGATACTTGGACCGTCTATCGGGAATGGCCTGATGCGAGTGTGGGAGATTGGGCCAAGTGGTCTGGAGGCAAGTGGTCCTCTGGCGAAGGAGCTAAGGGACTGGGTTATGGAATCAAGGACTACGTTGATTTGATTACGAGCCTAGAGGCTGAGACCAACGACTCTGTCTTTGAACGCTTCATCGATCCTCGTCTAGGCGCGGCTAAGTACCAGACTCAGGATGGGGCTTCCTCCATCATCGAAGACTTGGCGGATGCTGGACTAGTGTTCATCCCGGCCCCCGGCATTGACATTGAGGATGGGCTACAGGCCCTTCAGACCAAGATGTCCTATAACAAGAAGAATCCCATTGATTCAATCAATAGGCCCCACTTCTATATCTCGGACAGATGCCAGAACATCATCTCAGCCCTTCAGGAGTACACAGCCGAAGGTGGGCAGGATGAGGCATGGAAGGACCCCATTGATGTGATTCGCTACCTAGCGGTGTCTGGGGTTGGGTTTATTTCCAAGGACGCAATGAAAACCAAGGCTAATTCAAGGGGAGGCTACTAATGAAGAAGAAGGTAAAAGCTCCAGTCGCTGACATTCCTGTGGTGGAGGAAGCTCCTCCCAAGCAGACGGACGTGTTCAAGGTGAAGGTGGTTCAGCAGGCCAAGAACCCCCAGTGGGTCTATTGCATCTGCAATGAGCGCGATCTAGGCCGTATCGCCGCCATCATCCCCCGTCGTCTCACCGACAAACTCGTTGGCAAATACGTTCTAATTGAGGCTATTAGTGATGCTAATGGCACTTCCTACCGATATGTCGAAGGACAACCCCATTGATCCGACAACGGACAACAAGTGGCTCCTTCAGCACTCGGACCGGCTCATAGCCTATGAGTTTGAGCTTAGGCTGAGGTCCAAGAACTCTCAGGAGATGTTTCCAGAGGAGTTGGCGGACAAGATTGGTCGTCCGAAGGAGTATGTGTCCAACATCATAAAGAACGCCATCTCCCACGCAAAAGCGTGCTATGATAAAGGGCAAGACCATCCATGCAAGAAACCAAGTCGCAACACGCCCTAACCTTTGTTGACCAAGACGGTCCCGACGTAGTTGCGCTGCGAGGTGCGTATGATCGCACGCTCTCAGAGCTTTCCACCTACTTCAACCAGTGTATCAGTAGCGGGGACAACCGTCGTTGCTATTGGCCGGGTAAGTCACAGGACATGAGGAAGCATGGGGCGGATGCGTTCCCTTGGGAGGGAGCGTCCGACACGGAGGCCCGCATCATTGACGAGCGGATCAACAACTACGTCTCCCTGTTCATGTCTTCGCTGAGCAGGGCGAACATCCGTGCCTATCCGACTGAGCATTCGGATACGGGTCGAGCCCGCGTGGTTAGTGCGTTTCTCAAGTGGATGGTGGCTTCGTACATCCCCCGTTTCCGTCAGGAGATGGAGCTTGCGGCCAACTACTTCCTTGAGCGTGGTCTGATGATCACCTACATCGGATGGGAGCGCATGGAGAAGCGTTACCTCCAGAAGGTGGACCTCCAGCAGATTGCCGCCAATTCCCCCGACCTAGCCAAGCTGATCATCGAAGGGAAGAATGACAACGACATCGTTCAGATGTTGAAGACTGTCTATCCTGACCTGATCGACAAGCGGGCTAAGAAGGCTTTGAAGGACCTACGCGACAAGGGAGTGGGTGAGATTCCGGTCAGCCGTCTGTCCGTTGATCGTCCTTTCCTCCAGACCTGCGCTCCTGACGGGGATGTGTTCTTCCCGTCCTACTGCATTGATCCGCAGCGGGCTCCCTTCGTCTTCTACCGCACCTTCCTTTCGGTTCAGGAGGTCTTGTCCCGCGTTGTCTCTGATGGCTGGGATGAGAGTTGGGCGGAGTACATCTGCTCCAAGTATCGCGGCGTAAACACCTACAACCTTGAGAGTGTTTATGGCACCCGTGGGCTTTCCTACACCCGCTATCGCCAGCAGTACAACGCCAATGAGCTTGTGGAGGTAGTCTACGGCTTCCAACGCCTCATTGACTCCGAGGATGGTTCCGAAGGCATCTACTGCACCGTCTTCCATCCCAAGTTCTCTGGAACTGGAGACGTAAAGGGCTACGCCAAGTTTGAGCTTCTGAACGGCTACAACGACTATCCGTTCGTGGTCACCCGCCTGAGCAACGACTCCAAGCGGATGTACGAGCTTCAGACGTTCTCCGACCTTCTGCGCGGCCCTCAGGATCAGGTGAAGGCTGAGCGTGACAGCCGCACCGACCGTAACAGCCTAGCCACCCTCCCCCCGATTCTTCATCCTCCGGGCAACGCCCCCTCGGACTATGGTCCGGGCAGGTACATCCCGATTCGGCGTGCTGGGGAAATCAGCTTTGGTCCCACCCCTCCGTACAATCCGGGCTCCGTGGAGATGGAGCGGACCATGATTGCGGCTGCTGACAAGATCGTTGGTCTGGCTGTGGACGATCCTCTCAGCCAAGTCCGCCAGCAGTACTTCGTAAACAAGTTCCTCTCCCATGCTCAGGATGTCATCAAGATGGCATTCAAGTGCTACCAGAGGTTTGGCCCTGATCAGGTGTTCTTCCGCGTCACTGGTGTGGCTGATCCCATGCGCTTTGATAAGGGCAACCCTGACGAGGATTTCGACATCAAGATTAGCTTTGATGTGCTGAACAACGATCCTGACACGCAGGAAGCCCGCCTTGGTCAATTTGTCAGCCTTCTCCAGTTGGATAAGAATGGCCGCATCAATGCGGACAGCCTGCTTGAGTCAATGGCTGCGGCGATTGACCCCATCATGGCCGACGCCATCCTCCAGCCTGCCGAGCAAGCCTCCCAGCAGGTGGTCAAGATGGTCACGGAAGACCTCTCCAAGATTTACGCTGGCATTGAGGTTGGGGCTCGTCCCAACGGTGCCCAGATTGCCCTACAGGTTGTCCAGCAGTATGCCCAACAGCCTGATGTCATGCAGCGTCTCCAGCAGGACGAATCGTTCAGGGCTCGTCTGGAGAAGTATGTTGGTCAGTATCAGTTTGCTCTCCAGCAGATGCAGAACGCTCAGATTGGTAAGATTGGTACTGCCCCCGCTCAGATGGGTCAGATGAGCACCCAGAATCTACAGCAGTAGACTCGCGGAGTAGTACTAATTTTAAAAGAACCCCCCAAAAGAACGGGGGAGTGTGAGGGGGATTTTGAAAACGTGTAAAGCCTAAAGGCTTGACACTTACAGGCTATTAGGGCACTTAATGAACAACATGAACTTATTTAATCGCAAGCACCCCCTTGAGGAGCAGATTAGGTTTCTGGGAGAGAGGGAGCAGTTCTTGGACCTTCTGGATTGGGTGGCTGCGGGACGTGAAGCCGCCATTGGTCAACTCCAGCGTGCCCCAGAAGGCCGTTTGCGTGAGATTAGCGGCAAGATTCAGGTGTATGACGAGATACTCTCCATGTGCGGCTACCAAGGGCTTCTAATGAAGCGGGCGGCGCGTATGGCGCAGGGCCTGCCTTCTTAGCCTGACAGGGTGTATACTGCGGGCTTCGCAATGCCCGTGGCGTAAAGACGGCACCCATAATGTCAAACGAAGTCCAAACGGCTAGCGCAGGAGCCGACCAAAATCCTGTGGTTAAAAACATATCAAATAGCGAACTCATCGCTAGGCGATATAAGGCCATGTCTGAGGCTATGAAGGCGAAAAATCCGCCCCAAGAGCCAAAGGAACAGCCTGTTGCTCAAAACGAGCCAGAGGAGCCGAAGGAGGAGGCGAAGCAAGAAGAGCCCTCGCCAAGTCCCGAAGCCGCTCAGCCCGTGGAAGAGCAGAAGGTTCTTTCAAAGGACGTTGATCTGGAAACTATGAGCGAGGCAGAGCTTAAAGAGCTTGCCCAGAAGCTCGGCAGCAAGGCTGTAGCCCGATTCGGGGAACTTACGGCCAAGCGCAAAGCTGCCGAAGAGCAACTGGCCGCACTTCAAGCTGAGCTAAGCAAGCGTGGTTCAAACCAGTTGGAGGCCAAGGTGAAGGACAACCCTTACGCCAATGTTGACAAGCCTGAAGAGCTTCAAGCTAAGTTTCAGGAAGTCACTGAGGTCATCGACTGGGCCGACGATTTGCTCGAAAAGGGCGAAGACCTAGGTGCTGATGATGTTCTGACAAACGTCAACGGCAAGGACTACACGAAGCGTGAAATCAAGGAGGCCCTGAGAAAGGCCCGTAAGGCCAAGGATGTCTACTTGCCCGATCAGGACAAGCAGATCAAATTGGCGAACGAGCGGGTTCAGTTTAAGCAAGCCCTCATTGACAGGGCTAAAACTGAGCTTCCTTGGCTCCAAGGAGAGGACAATGATGTCCGCAAGCAGTATGAGGCGATGCTTAGCGATGAGCGTCTCAAGAACATCGAAAAGATGCTTCCTGATGTTGCTCCGCAGCTTCCCTACCTGCTGGCCCATGCAGCGAATAGCCTGTATGCCCGTCGTCCCGTAGATAGCAAACCTACGTCACGACTCTCCCCGCCGTCTCCCGTGGTTAGCCAGTCAGCCGACTCCAATAAGCCCGAGACCCGTCAGTCGAAGGCCCTGAATGACCTTTCGTCCCGCTTCTCAAAGAGCGGGTCTTACAAGGACTTCAAAGCAATCCGTGCTCTTCAACATTCTAAAATCTAACTACAATGGCTTTTTCCAATACCTACAATGTCACGAACCCCGGTTCTGGCGTTTCCAACCGTGAAGACCTCACGGACGTTCTGACCATTCTGGCTCCCGAGGAGACCCCGGTCCTCTCGCTCGCCAACAAGAGCAAGGCCACCGCCACCTTCAATGAGTGGACTGTGGACGTGCTGGCTACCCCGTCCTCGACGGGTATTCAGGAAGGTGCGGACATCTCCAGCTACACTGACAAGTTCGCTGGCCGCGCTCGTCTGGGCAACTACATCCAACTGTTCCGCCGTGACTTCATGGTGAGCCAGCTCCAGCAGGCTGTTGAGTCGGTTGGACCGGCTCGTATTGCCGAGGCTGAGGCGAAGGCGATCCGCGAAACCAAGCGTGACATGGAAAAGACGCTGTGCGGCGATCAGGATCGTTCCGTTGAGGACGGTGCTTCGACCCGCTACGTCACCCGTGGCCTTGGCAACTGGCTCCAGAGCGCGGCTCCTGCCGACGTTCCGTCGAACTTCCGTACCCCGGCTGCTTCGATCCATGCGTCTGGCACCCTAACGGAGAATGCCTTCAACGGCCTCATCGCCTCCATCTTCACCCAGACGGGTACGGTGGATGCCCTGTCGCTCGTCGCTGGCACGACCCTGCGCCGCACCGTGTCGGGCTTCGCTCGTTCGGACAACAACACCAACGAGAACGTCTATCACGTCAACCAGATGGCGACGGACAAGGAGATCACCCTCTCGGTGAACACCTATGATTCCGACTTCGGCATCATCACGGTCATCAACGGCAATCCCGCCTGCTTGCCTGACTCGTCCCGTGGCTACATCCTCAACCCGAATTATGTCGGCGTTGCGGAACTGATGAGCCTCGGTTCGACCCGCGTGCCCGATCAGGGTGGCGGTCAGCGTGGGTTCGTGGACGGCGCGATTGCGCTTCAGGTCTTCAGCCCCCTTGCCCACGGCAAGATCACGGTGGTTTCCTGATTAGCCTAATCCCCTAACAAGAGCCCGTGTGGTACAATGCCGCACGGGCTTTTTTATGCAAATCATCACGGCACTCCCTAGGTATTCGGACGGTGAGATCGACCGAGCTTTGATTCGGGAAATCACGACCGGCATCAAGCTGAAACAGGCTTGGGAGGGAGAGCGTGAGAAGATTTGCGCCCAGCACGCCGAGAAGATTAAGGACAACCAGAAGTTTGGGTTCAAGAACCTCCGTTGTCTGGCTGTTACCCCGGGATTTGAGTGGTTCAATATGCGCCGCAAGTATGGGCATGAGGCCATGCACGACAAGGGCTTCATCAAGGACTACCAAAAGCGTTTCCCTCACCTCGCTCCTAACAAATTCTGATGCAAGAAGTCACTTACAGTGATGTGTTCAATCAGGTGAAGGCTTTGGCCGGTGTCACCGATTTCACGACTCAGGAGCAGGTTCTGATCACGACCTTGGTCAATCGTCGTGCTAAGCTGGCCTACGAGGCTTCGGACTTCTGGCCTAGGTGGTTGGTGGTTGGTGAGTCCCGTAATTACAAGACGACGACGGTGAATGCCACAGCCATTGTGGCTGGCTACACCTACACCATTTTGACGGTGGGTTCTACCAACTGGGTGAGCATTGGCGCGGCATCCAATACAGTTGGGGTGGTTTTCGTGGCTACGGGGACTGGTACGGGTAGTGGCACGGCAACGCTTAACAGCAACATCATTCCCTACAGTCAGGCCGGTCTCGACACCATCGACACCTATCTCCGTATCCACAAGAGCTACCAACCCTTCTACCAGTATTCCTCGGTTGAGGTGGAGTATTACGTCGATAGCATTGGTGCCCATGTGGTTGGAGATACGGCTCCTACAACCTCAACCTTCGTCACCTACAAGAAGGAGTGGAATGGACCCTATACGACGGCTTCGACGAACATCCCTGAGGAGTGGAAGGAGTACTTGGGGCACGGAACCTATGCCGATTTCCTCCGACTTGACGCCCAGAACGAGAAAGGTCTCGTTGAGGAAAAGGTCGCGGAAGGCATCCTCCAAGACCAGCTAATGAAGGTGGATGTTACGAGGTCCGTAGGCATCCTTGCCCATCGAATTTCAACCCATATGAGCCGAGCCTATCGGCGCAACTAACTGTTAGAATACCAACATGGCTAACGCGAAGATTGTAAACACCCCGTCTCAGGCTATTGCCCAGACTGGAACGACTCACACCCAGCGCACGATTAGCGGTACTGCGGCTAACATCATCAACTGGACGCTGAACGCCAACACCACCCATGTGTTTGTGCAGTTTACGGGTGCCAATGCCCGCGTTACGCTGGATGGTGCTACGAGTCCCACGACCTCCCTTGGTTTCCAGTATCCTGATGGCAGTACGGCCTATTGGACCCGCCAGCTTGCCCTGAATGCCAAAGCCATCCGTGATGACTCGACGGATGTGGTGTGCGAGATTCAGGAGTTCAACTTCCTTTAATGCAGTTCGACACTCCAATTCTCAGCAAGCCGTATGTGAAGTATGTGGGAGTTGTCCCACTTATGGCTGACCGTGAGTTTTGGAGTCCTGTGATTATGTGTAGGCAGACGCAGCTTCCGCCTGACATCATTTATACGCTGGTTACAGCCACTGGGGATCGCTTCGTAGATAATTTGTCCAATCCTTTAATCGCCGTCACCTAACATGGCCGACATTCGCTTCAATTCCCTCCCGTCCACCGCTACGTCGTTCAACACGGACGACTACATCGCCATTGACGGGGCTTCTGGTGGTACGCGCAAGATGCTTGCGGCCACGTTGCCGCTGACGGATGTCACGTTTGGCTCGTCCGGTCCCAGCGCCAAGTCGTCCATTGCGGCGCGTGCGGCGCGTCAGGGGTTGGTGTTTGATGGGACGTTTGGAACTAGTGGAAACTCTATCGCCGTTGGCTCATCCGATTTTACGTTCGCCGCGTGGATCAATCCCGTAAGTACGTCAACGGCTTACATGATCGTCGGAAGCGGAGCAAATCCGACTGCAATCAACACGGAAGCAGGTGGCACCCTGCGGATTCAGAAACAAGGAACCAGCGCGTTTGATTCAACTTCTACGATTACCGCTGGGAAGAATACGTTTATCGTTTACACCCGAAGCGGTACCTCTGGTGCGTGGTACATCAACGGAATTGCCGCTGGTACGTTCACCGATTCTGGGCCGACGAGCTACAACGCTTTCACCCAGTTCGGTGACTCCGGTTATTTTACCGGACTTCCGTTCAAAGGACTTCTGGTTCCTTACTTCTACAACCGCGCCCTGTCCGCCGCCGAGGTGGTGAGCCTGTACGAGGCGGGCGTGCCTGCGGGGGCGGACTACAACACGGCGAGCAATACCGCGCTGAACACGGCCACGTTCGCCAACAGCAACATCTATCCCTACGGCACGTTCAGCGGTGCCTCGACGACGGGCTTCACGGCGGTATCCAATGGCACCGGCTTCCAAGCGGCTTACGCCAATGCGTCCATCACGTTTGTTAAAGGTGCGAAGTACCGCCTGACCTACACGCTAACAGTTAACAGCGGCACCGCGCCTTCTGTGGTGTTAGGCAATCCCGGCGTTCAGGGTTTTTCCGCGATTACGGCCTTAACCGCCGGAACAAATACCGTTGAAATTCAAGCTACGTCGTCTGGCACGTCTCCGCAAGGCTTTGGCTTTTTGCTGAACGCAACGGCGGGCGACTATTCGATCAGTAGCATTTCGCTTGTTCGCGTCGGCCTCCTCCTCGCCCCCGACGCTGGTCAGGCTGGTGGCGGGCTGACGTGGTACGACACCTCGGGCAACGCGGCCAACATCACGCTTCCTGCGTCTGGGGTGACGTGGAATGTGCCGAGCAGCCG